AAACGCCGTTTCTGCGAGGTTATTTACTGACTGCGTGTACTGTTCGGCAATTGCTATTTTAGCGTCAAGTTCTGCCTTTCTTTTTTCTGCTTCTTTTGCACGGGCATCATCTTGAATTTTAGCTATTTCTTCTTGCTGTCTTTTTTCTAATTCTTGAGTATCTAAGCCGTATTGTTTAGCCTGTTCGATTAGGTTAAAGTATTTCGCTCGAACCGTGTCCTCTTCAAGTTGTGCCTGACTGCGTGTGTTTTGGTCGTATAGTTCGAAGAAATCTTCTTCTTCTTGTGCTCTTAATAGTTGAGCGTCCTTAATTACTTTAGCAAGGTCAGCTTGTTTTTTCGCTTCGGCGTCAATATACTTTTGATTAATTGCCGTTGCTGTTTGTTCGGCTTCCTGAACGTAAAGAGCATTTAAAGCAATGCGTTCTTTTTCGTTAAATTTCTTATTCTTTAAAAGGTCTTCTTGTAGCCTTTCGTATTTATATTGGTTCGCTTTGAGTTCCTTTTCAACACCGTCCTGCATCACTCCGACTTCAAGGTCTTGAATAAGACGTGTAGCTGCTAACCTATCCGCTAAAAATTGTTCATGGGCTTCGGCTGATTTTTTCGCTTCGGCTCTGACCTCACTTTGTAACTTTATTTCTTCAACTTTTATTTCTTGTGCCTTGGCTTTATTCTCTTTGACCGTGTCTTTGTATAGCTTGGTTTGGTTCAAGAAATTATTGTCCATAATCTCCAACAACTTAAGGTTGTTATTGATTTCTTCTTGAAGGTATTTATTACGTTCTATTCTTAACGCTAAAGTGGATTTGCCTTCGGCATCTAACAAGGCTATCTTTTGGTCCATAACCCCCAAGACCTCTTGACGCTTTTCCTTTTCCTCTTCAAGTGCCTTTGTAGTTTTAGCCAGTGCTTCGTCGGCTGCAAAAGACGTTAAACCCATCAAGTCCAAAAACCATTTAATCATATCAATTAAAGGCTTAAAGGCTTGTGTTAAAAAGTCCACAAATTTAGTAACGAATCCTAAGCGGTCCGCTAACATATAAAGACCCGCTACAATAGCACCAATAACAGCAACAAGTAAAAAGATTGGATTGATTAATAGTTGCGCCCCTAACTTTAGAAACGCACCACCAACCGAGCCAATAGTTGAGCCAAGCCCTTTAAGTGAACTCGAAATAGTTTTGCCGTCAATTTTTCCTAAGTTCCCAGCGAATAACTTAGCACTTTCGGCAGCCCCCTCAAAGTCCATGTCCATGAGTTGGGACTTCATTAACCCGAAAGCATTTGAAGTCTGTTCAAAACGTGAGCCAGAAGCGAAGACCGCAGCCCGTTCGTTGGCGTCTTTAAGTTGGTCACTTAATGCACCCGCTTGTTCGGCAAGTGCAGCCATTTGTTTGGGGTCAGTTGCGTTAGCAAGTTCCCCTTTTAAGGCTTTAAGTTCCGAACGGATTTGTGCAATGCCGTTTAATTTTATATTTATTTCTTGGTCTGCCATCAGATTACCATCATGGTATTGTCATAATCACCTCTATTCCCACAACCACCCACGGGCTTAATGTCTGAGTCCGTGTTTAGGTCACTCGTAAACTCAGGGAATAAAGCCTTATTAGTAAGTAGGTAGTTAGTAAGTCTCTTTTCGTAGAAGGCTGCCATTTGTCCGTAGTGGTCCATCACGAAAGCCGTTTCACCTTGACTCACGTTATTTGAGTAGTCCCCGAACTGCGTTTGAATACCTTTGTTTTTAAGTTGGTAAGTGAGTCCGAAAGCTGCTTGTTCGGCTGCCCTCCATGCTACAACTGGCTGTATTTTTTCGACTAAGGTTTCTTCGTCGTTGTTTAATGTTTGAGCGTTATACGCTGCCAATAGGTAAGCGTAGAAATACGAACCAAGGATTGCTTGTACTCGCATATCACTTGCAGGCTTAACGTACGGGAAAACGTCCGTAACGTCCACATTTGCCGTTATTGGGGTGTTTACTTTTAAGTAGTTTTCAGTTACGAAATAAATCATAATGTCGGTGTATTATTTTCGCTTACTGGAGGCAATGCAGCCATAGCACGAATTTCGTTTTTAGTCATATTTTCGAGAACCTTCGCAGCGAGTGTTGGGTTCATAGCGTTGAGCGCATTTATAACCGCTTTACCTTCGTCTTCAACAGCCGTTATCGTTTCGTTTACGATTTGATAATTAGTGATTTCGATATGAGTATTAATACCGACTACTTTTAATAGTTGGTTAAATACATCTGCTACCGTTTCACGCAAAGGAATAATAGTATTTTTTTCAAAAATTACATAAGCTTGTTTAATGTCCGAACCCGAACCAAGCGAACCCGTAGTGCGCACTCCTAAAAGTATTGGGTCAATGGTATGTGCGAAACAAATTTGTTCTGTATTTAATTCAGAAACCCCCTTAAACAGTTCGTCATTTGAATTTGTAGGTACGTTTACCAAGTCAGGAAGTGACTCTTTGTTATTAGCAAAGAAGGCAACAGCTTTACCACTATTTTCAGCTCCTTTTAATTTGTTTACCGTGTCTTTTATTAGTTGCATTTCTTCAGGTCCTTGCGGTTTCTTAGGAAACATCATAGCAAACGACGGGAAAATACTATTTTGAATGTTTGATTTCTGCAAGTAGCTAAGTTCACCACTCAAAAAGGCGAAGTTTAACGCACTTGTGTACTGTGGAAGTGGGTAATAGTCTTGTCCAACTGACTGACCTTCATAAGCCAGTAAATAACACCCGTCTTTATGTTCGGGGTGGTAAGGTAAATAAGTTTTAATTTGAAGTCCGTATTCCCAATCTTCATTTACAGCGTAGATAGTTTTGGTTTGGTTTATTCGTACCTTTTCAGGGGCTACACGGTACACGTTAAACACCTTACCCGCCTTTAACTCAACGTGAAAATAGCATCTATCGTGTAGAATAATGTCTTTAGTGATAGCTTTAATAGTACCTTTCAACCCGATTTTCTTACCGAAGGAATACAAAACTACCTTTTCCATGTCCGTGAGTTTAGACTCATCAAAGGTATAACCCCCACCGATTGCAGCGTTTGTTTTAAAGTCCACAACAGAGCCATGTAACGGACTCATAAAGTACATTTGATTCAAGTACTGCGGGTAAAGGTTATCGTCACCAAAACGAACGTAACCCTGTGTAGTGTAGCGCACATCTATACGAGGTAAAGATAAATTTCCGCTTGGTACTTTCAAGAACGGTGTGCTAAAACTTTGGTAACCCGTGTCCACTACTTTTAGACTTTCGTCTTTTTTAAATTTTCCAAATAAACCCATTAGTCATAAATTGAATTTGATACACCTTCGACTACCATACGCCCTTCTTCAACAAGTGTTAAACCAAGTTCGTTGGTGTTTTCGTCCACTACAATAGGCTCGGGACTTTCGTAAACAAAATATCTGTATTGCCCTATTCTAAAAGTAACGTCTACGCCCTCTTCTAAAAAGAATAAATTATAACGATTTGGGTAACTTGAATAATCCACACCCACCCAATAAATAGGGGCTTGTGTTACGTCCATTTCCCACACGAATTTAAACAACCAAACAGGACTCGAAATAGTCGCACTTTCTGTAAGCGTTAAGGCTATTGTATTGTTTTGATTTTGTTCGATGTATATCATACTACTTTAATAAGTAACCATTTGAAAAGTTGGTTAAATAAAAAAGGGTGACCGAAGCCACCCCTTAAAATCTGAGTTATCTAATTAGATAATGTTAGGAATTTCACCCGCTGCAACTTCAAATGCGAGGTTTTCGTTTTCAGCTACAAACGTAATTGAGTACTTAGAACCGTCAGCTTTAGCCGTTCCCGAACCTTCAGCAACCGCCGTCAACTGAGCGTTTGGAAAATACCAATACTTTCCGTTTGCGTCACCTACTACCAAAGCCAAGTCTCTTTGACCTTCGCCAAGAATTTTAATTGACTTAGATTTAGCTGCTTCACGACGGTGAAACATCAAAGTAATCGTTTGCGTAATAAATGAAGAACCGTTTACAAGGTCAATCGCTGCTTCTTCGGTAAACATTCCCGTGTTACGTCTAAATTCAAATTCAATGAAAGGGTCTGCAAGTGTACCAAAGTCAGAAATAATCCAGTTAGCTTCAACGATTGGACCTGTAATATTATCCATGTCATTGATATAAATTGAAGTAATCCCTCCTATATTGTTATCGCAACCCTTTAGAATTGTTGTTAATGTACTACAAGCCATTTTATTTAGTGTTTAAAAGTTAAAAAAAAGGGGGCGGTTAAACCCCCCTACTATCTAAATAAATGATTAGTCGCAGTAAACATTACCACCAACCCAAACTATCTGAGCATCATTAACAATGTAGAAACCTGCTTTAAAGTCAGCTCTTGCACCGATACGACGGTCTAAAGTAGTCTTAGAGAAGTCTACAATTTGCAAGTTGTCTACATCACCTTCCATATCCAAAGCGTAAATGAAATTAGTGTAGTCAGAAAGGATGATTGTGTTTGCAGGAAGTCCGTACTCAACTACTACAGGAATGTCCAAGTAAGTCAAAGCTAAACCTTCAGTAACGTTTGTTACGTTGTTTTGTGAAGCCGTAGCGATACGGTAGTAAGCAGCAACGTCAGGAGAAACTTTGAACTGCATATTAGCAGGATTCACCAACATTTCAGGTGTAGCCAAACCAAGGGCTTGAGCAAAACCGTTTGCAAGAATGTTTGAAGATGTAAACCCACCAACAGGAACTGTTCCATTGATATAGTCGCCAGTTGTACACAAACGCTTCAACCAACCATTACACAAAGCCAAAGCACCTTCTCCTGCTGTGTCACCTTGCCACATCAACAAAGCCAATTCTTGGTGTGCTTTCTTTGCCATTTGTCCCCAGAAGAAGTTCATGAAAGAAGCAACAGAAAAGTCTGAGTTAGAACCTTTAGCCATCTCAAGAGCTAACCATGATTGTTCAAGGTCGTATTGACAAACAGACGCTTGAGAAGTCAATGCACAAACATCTACTTCAACTGCAGAAACAGTACCGTCTTGAGCGTTGAAGTCACAACCTGCTTCAGCAAGTACGTTTGCGAAAACAACCGTAGCGATTTTAGTTTTGTTTTTAATACCAGGAAGGACACGGTAGTTAGTTACTGCGTTTTCCATTCCGTAAAGAAGTGAATAGTATTCACTTGGGTTTGCTTGAAGCAACGCACTTGCGTCTACTGTCAAATCGAATTTGTACTTTTTAGCCATTGTCTTTATTTTTTTAAGAAGTCAATTACTTGGTTAAACTTTTGCGCCGCTGTCATTTTGATTTCTTCAACGGGTGCGACTTCTTCCGTTTCAGTTAGTTCATTCTTTAGGTCTGCGATAACTTGTAACACCTCAGAAATACGTTGCTCCAATAAAGGGCTAACGATTGCCAAGATAGCCTCCGCATCCGCTGCTGGGTCAATAGCTGCTTCAACTTCGACAACCTCTTCCTCCTTAACGGTCTCTTCGGTTACTTCGGTTGTGTCCGCCATTTCCACTTCCGTAGACGCTTCAACTTCCATTACTTGTTCCTCAGCCATTGGCTCTTGAACTTCTACGATTTGACCGTCTTTGATAACGATAACCGTTCCATCTTCGAGCGTGTGTGTGCCGTCTGGTAACATATTATTTGTATTTATTTGGTTGCTTAATTTAAGACCAAGAAAGCCCTCAATAGAGAAACCAACTTGACCTGCTTCAACTAACTTATTATAGTAGTCCGTGTCCGTGATTTGAGCCGTGACCATTAAAGTCCCTTTAGGTACTGAAATACCGAAAGTACTTTTAGCCTTGTCCGCTTCGGGGTTATCTACAAGCCATGCTTCGAGAATATACGCAGGGACAATTTGGTCGCCTTCGTGTTCTAAGTTGAATAAATTTCTATTATTCAAGTTGAGCATAAAGTCCTTAAAGATTGTATCTATTTCGACTTCTGAGAATTGTACATAATACTCACCCATATCATCGTCACGTCGGTAAATGTCCATCGGAATCATGGCAGGTGCTGTGATACGATATTTCTTTTCGTCTGCAAAGTGGCTTTTAGCTTGTGACTTAAACGCTACGCCCTTAACTAAAACGGCAGGGTTTGCGGTGAATGCTATTGCATCAACTCCAAGCGGTTCAATGCCGTCGTTGTATGCTTCGTCTATTGTGATTTTGTAAGTCGGTAGTCCATCCATTACCTACATAAGTAACGCTTAAAATTTTTGGTTAATTTTTCAACATTATTTTTTACCTTTGGTTAAAATCTAAGCAATGATACAAATTTTCGGGACTGAAATACCCAACCAACTAAACGAGCTAACTGTTGAGCAATTTGACCACCTCAACAAAATCGAAAACAACACCGAACTTGACACCATTGAAAAGTGGATTGAAAAATTTATCTACTTAGGTGTTGAAGAAAAGGCTTTCGATTCAATGGAACTTGACGAGTTCGCCAACTACATTAAAGAGTTCAACAAGTCCGACATACCAAGCACTGAAAAGGTAACTAAGATTGTGATTGATAAATACACCTACGAAGCCAGTGAACAAATAGGTGTTAAAGATTTAGGTATGATTGAAAAGATTTACAGAAGTCAAGACGAAAACTTTACGGCTCAAACGCTTTCAATCCTATTCAAACGAACGGACCTTACAAGAACTGAACATTACGCACCTGCGCACCTGAAATTGAAGGTTAATTTATTCAAGAAACAAAACGCAGAAATTGCATTTCCGTATATTCTCGATATTCTACAAAAGATTACCAAGATAACCGAAAAGAAAGTAGATGAAACTACCGAAGAGCTGGAACGAGGTAACGGTTAGCCAATGGGTCGAACTTAATTCGATTGACCCTAACGAATTTAACAGCGTATTTTTACATACGTTGGAAGCGGTTTCCATCCTCTCCGATACAGACCCCGAAGAGTTGGAAGAGCTAACTCCCGAACAATTGATTGACATAGCTAGCAAAGTGTCTTTCATAAAACGTGAGCCGTCTAATAAGCCTAAACAAGCCGTGAAAGGTTTTATGTTAAAGCCGTTGGATGCGCTCACGTTGGGGGAGTTTATAGACTTAGAACACTATATTAATCAGAACGTTAAAAACTTTACGCTTTTGCTTAGTATATTATACAAGAGGTGGAAACGTGACGAATGGGGCAACCTTGTTTTTGAGCCTTACACTTACAAGTTAGAAGAACGTACCGACGTATTTAACGAAGTCAGTATAAACGAAGTATTTGGGGCGGTAAATAATTACGCTCTTTATTCAAACGATTTTAAGCAACGTTACGAAAACCTATTTAATCCAGTAATTGACGAAGACGAAGAAGTAGAACTTGACCCCGAAGACATCAAAGCCGAAGCCGAAGAAAAAGTATTTAACAAATGGTCGTGGGAAAAATTACTTTACGACTTATCAAATCAAGACCTTACTAAAATTGACGAGGTTACAGACCTTCCGTTGGTGTTCGTGTTTAATATGCTGTCAATGGTCGAAGAACTACAACTCAACAAAGCGTAGTTACCAATTATACCAATTAGAAGCGTAATCAAAAGTACCATTCCATTTGCCCCCATCCGCTCCAAACAAATTGTATTGAATGTTTAGTTTGATATTGTCAGGCGTTACGTTAATCGTTGCCACGTCTAAAATTGGGTAGTTTTCCTGCATCCAAACTAAGTACTCACCAACTGCATCCGAAATAAATTGCTGACCCATCGGCGACTCGATAGCCTTTTGAGTTATGAAGTAAGGATTGATTATACCACCGTTTGTAAGTTTCGCTCCCTTGTCCAAAAACATATAATAGTAAATAGCATTTATCGTAACGTACAATTGATTAAGGTCCCCAGTCGCAGCCGATATTCTTATTGAATCATGCATAGTTCCCGTACCTTCACCTGACTCATTAAAACCTATTTGAGTAATGGTTTGTTGAATAGCTTTTTGTAGCTTATAACGGGTCTTGTATTTTATCTTAAATGAGCCTTGCATATCCTTATAAGTAATTCGTGTTTTAATTGGTTAAATAATATACCAACCCGTGCCCCCATTAGAAATTAAAGTAACGCTATTAGACGCTAATAAGGTAATTGAAGTTAAACCTAAATCAATGACATTTGAGCCAAAAGGATAAACCACACTTGTTCCAGTTTCGTTTTTAATAACATAAACTTGACCTTTATTGTCTTTATTTGAAGGGGGTAAATAAATATTAACACCTGTACAAAGTATAAAATAATCGTTTGAAGTTATATAATAATTTACGATTGTTTTTTTATACGGGTATTGAATACCACCAGACAAACTTAAAGACTTAATGTCACCAATATCTGCCGTTATCCTTTCGGTACTTATTCCCGTTTGGTCGAGCATCCTATTATTTCCGACAACGATTCCATTAACGTTTGGCTGTATTACGTTACCACGCCCGTACACATTAGCAACCGAAGTGCCCGCCACAACGTTACCTACAAAAGTATTGTCCCAATGTATGCTACCCGTATGGCTTGACGTATCTCCTGTCGTAGTCGGTATTACAATTTGCTTCTTGAATGGTGCCAAATCTATTTCCGTGTCCGCACTCATTAACTCTACTTTCGTTAAGTTGTTAGCGTTGCAGTCGTAATCAATTACTTTATTAATGGTCCACCAACTATTGTCTATTCGTATTTTAGAATTTAGCTTTAATCCGTGAATGTCATCTTCTTTTAGATTGAAGTAAGCCGTGAGCATTTTACCTACGTTAATCTGATTGACAGTACGTCGCCAATATAGGTTGTAAAGGTTATTATTCGTGATTGAATAGCCCTCATAAAACATATAGTCAGGCTGTGCAAATAGAATGTCAAAGGTTGGGGTTATTGGGTTGTCCCAATGGTGTAAAATTGGATAGGTTGTTATTCCGATTTCACCTGTGTTCCCATAGTTATAAATGTTATAAGCATCACACGTCCCCTCACCTCCATCGTGTAATATCCTAATGTTTACTTTTGGCGCACCTGAAAGCATTGGAAGGTAAGCATTGAACGTGCTTTTAGTTACGGGGGTTGGTGAAAATAGAATTTCTTTTGTGTCTATTCCTTTGACGTATTCGTTGTCGAATATAAACTCAAGTTGCCCGTAAATTTCTTTTGTCGCTTCGTAATATACTTTATTAGGGTCGTCAGAATCATTCTTGTAAGTCAGAATCAATTTCTTTGCGCTCAATTCAGGGAGGAAGTTTAACGATTGTTCTTTGTCCTTTGCAAGTTTATACGTCCAATCCAATTCAATACCACTATCGTAATAGTCGTCACGGTGCATTAAGATGAGGTTGTTTGCTACTTCGGTGTCCTGCTCGACATACAAATTATACATCGTAAAAATTGACTTAATGAAGTCGGCTTGTTTGACCTTGTTCGGTACGGCGTTATTCATATCAATCAAAGCCCCGTAACCTACAATATTTGACGAAGGAATGACTTTCATAGAAAGCGCAGTAAAATCAATAGAAGTAGTGATTGCCGTGGGCGTACCACCTACCGTAACCCAAGACCCGTAATTTGTGCCAAATGCTAACCCGCCTTCTAAAGTAATTAAGTCAGTAGCTATTGCATTCCCAAGTAATATAGTTGCCGTGCCCGTGAGCGTCCCCATGTTATTAGAACCTGAAGCAATTACATCCGTAGGGTAAATTAAAATGTTATTATTTGAAAACCCAAATGAGTATAAATTGCCGTTTAATAACAAAACAAATACAGGCTCGACTCCTGCTATTCCTATTGCATCAAAATAAAGGTTTGACGCCGTTGGATTGTTAAAGAAAACATCTGCTGTATAGGTAATTTCAAAGGCTATATTTTCAGACGCTTGTAAGTTCAAAGGTACATCGTAAACCCCTGTTGTCGGGTTAAATATTCCAAAGTCGTCTTTTGTTTCTGTCCACCCCGTAAGTAAATCTGAATAGGTAGTTTCACCACCTGAAACCGTTACACTATTATTTGCTTCTACTATATAATCATTGTAATCTACTAACGGACCGTCACCGTTAAAAGGTATAATTAATTTCTCGAAGTGCGCAGCCGTAAGCGTGTCCCAAGTATAGCTAAACCCAGCGTTACTAAATATCCTATCAAAATAAGTCTTCGCATAAATAGCAGGTTTCATCTCCTGCAAAAAATATTCGTTTGAATCCTTAAAGGGTAGGAGGTATTTGTACCCATCCCCTTGCGTGTTGGCAAAAGTATCGACTACATTAACCGCTCTATATTCGTGGTTAAGGTCGCTAAAATCTAAGTCCGTTAATTCCTTATTTCCTAACTTGGTATAGAAGTCCGAACTTTCGTCTTTTATCAGCACCTCATATTCAACCTCGTTCTCATAATCTGCGGTGACTTGTGATTTATTAACAGCAATTAGTTGAAGGTAGCCAGACTCTAATACGGGAATGCCGTTCTGAATAACCGAGCATCTTGTTAAGGTGTTTATGTTAAAGGTACCCGCCTGAATGTTTACATCGTAATAGTGGTTCAGTAAATTATGATTGTTAGCCGTACCAGTTAAAGTAATCGTCTTTGAAAACGCCCCCGACTTTTTAGACACGTCCCGAATATCTGCCACGCCAAAGTTCAAAGGAAAAGCCGTGCCATCCTTTACGTCAAGGTAGCCCGTTTCTAATTGGATTTTTACATTCATATGTTTACCTTGTCTTGGTTTGCCAACTTAATTGTGACCGTCTTTTTGATTAGATTCTTATTGCGTTGTTTTTCCACTTCAAACGAAGTATCTTGAACTACACACGCTAAGTATTTCGCACCGTCCCAAAAGTACACCACTGGCGAAGTAATGAGTTCCTGAAAGTAAACCGCCATGTCTTCGCTCATCCAATTACTATTCAGGCTGTACGTCTTTTCCACCGTACTTGAATACGTTGTAAGCCCCGCTTCATAGCTTTCATATGACCATTCATTCCCACTTACAAAGCCCTGTACATCCTTGTTAAATGATTGCTTTGCGCTCGTCCCGTTTTCGTATGCCCTAAGTTGAAATGCAAAAGAGCCCCACGAACCCATCCTATCTAAAAACACTAAATAGTAGTCATTGATTGCACATCGTTGGTCAATATTGAAAGTGTACGTTTGCGAGTCGGTAGGTGCAGAAGCGTCAATAAAATAAACGTCATAAGACGTTGTATTCGGTTTAATCAAAGGCAACGTACCACTAAGCACCGTCAAATTTAAAAAAGGACTTGCCACGCATAGCTGGGTAGTTATTTCAGTATTCGTAACATCGTAGTAAAACGAATCCCCGTTTGAGTTGTTAAATACCATTCGACCCGTTACGGAGTTGTTAAAGCCATTAAACCAAAGTTCTTGGTTAGGTGTTATTGTCATGTCCCTATACGGAAAAGACGTAAGGAATAAAGCATTTGAATCGTTTAATAAATATTGATTAAGATTATATCCGTTAAACTTGGACCATGACACCGCCCCGTTAAATACCCAGTAGTTTAATCCGTGAATGTCATCTTCTTTTAGATTGAAGTAAGCCGTGAGCATTTTACCTACGTTAATCTGATTGACAGTACGTCGCCAATATAGGTTGTAAAGGTTATTATTCGTGATTGAAT